CTCTTCCGATCTGGGGAGAACATCTGGAGAGTTAGTAAAAAATTATAAGCATGGCAAAGGAAAGCATAAAAATGACTAATACATATTTAATATTAACCAAAGCAGTATATGAGGGTAAGCTACCAAGCAAACTCAAAACTGCGGATAGATTGTCTTGGAATGAGTACACTTATAAAGATGTAGAAAAGACTGCTACCAGACAAGTTGACAAATATTCTTACTACCCATCAGATGATAATACAAAAGCAGAGATAAAAGCGTATATGGATGATTGTGATGTGGATTATTCTTCAAGCGATACCAAAGCAGAGTTACTTGAAAAACTCATGTTAGAACCTCATTCTGTCCCTAAAAAAGATGAAGAGTACACATACACAGAGCAAGAAGTAGATAAAACCACATTACAAAACCCAAGTTGGCAAGAGTGTGCATTTAAGCAAGGCAAATTAGGTGCGCCAAGATGGAACAGTGACAATACAAAGGTTCTTGTTAAATATGAGTTATCCATCGCTGATGGAACTCTAGACCAAGTTAAAGGAGTTAGTGGTATTACTGCTCTATCACATAGTGAATGTTTAGCTGAAATGAAAAAGGATGAATGGGTTGGGGAATAGAGGCAACTCTTTGGCTGAGTTTGCAGTTACCATGGCTATCATGGCTACTTTGGCTACTACCGCAGCTCCTGCTTATAGCCGTATCGGTGAAGGAGCTAAAGCAAAGCAAACAAAAGCAAATTTAGAAAAAATTACTAAAGCGTCTACGATGTGGTACAATCAACAAGTTGAAGTTAATGGTATGGGTAAGTTTCCATCTCAACCACATCGGACAGTTAGTGTAGGCGAAGTTATTGATTATAATGGCAATCGTAGAATAGAGACAGACGAGATACTTAATGGTGTTTATGTTCCTGTGTTTAGTGACACTAGCTTTTTACATCTTTTTGATAATGACACAATTAAGTCACCTTATCAAGAAGGCAGATATTTATATGCAATTATTGGTGGTTCTGGAACAGGAAACACTATTGTGTCTCCTATCTTTGTTGTTATTGATGCAGAGAATCCTGAAGACTTTCATAAGTACTACAAACCATGAGTGATGAGAAAACGTACAGATCATATGGCATGGCAAAGATTGATGACAACTTTCGTATTAGTCTTAACATTAAGTGGCTTGGGCAGATTATTGTGGGAGTTGCTGTTATTGTGCTTGGCTACTTACGTATTGAAAATCGCATTGGAGAACTTGAACGTAGAATGGAATCTGCTAATACCAGAATTGAAGAACTTGTCAGTAAGCATATAGAAGAAGAGGAAGTAAAAATAACACAAATGCAAGAACAATTGGAATGGTATCAAACAGAACTAAACTTAAATCCCTTATCCTGGGGAAAGAAAAAAAGGAAGAGAAAGTAGTCTTAACTGAAGATGACTTTAATCATATGTATTTTATTAATAGAGAATTACGGAGAACTAAATAATGCCAATGCCATTTCACTGCATGATTTGCGACAAGCCCTGTAGTAAACCATTTAATGGATTGTGTAAAAAGTGTCAAGCTGATGAAATAACAGGATGGGAAAGTGAGGAAGAATAATGGACTTCTTAGCAATTTACCAAGAGGCTGGGATGATAGGCGTTGTGGGAGCGATGTTTGTATTTATGGTTTATTCAATGAACAAACGTGGAAATGAACAATCAAAAGCCTTACAAGACCTACAAATAGAAAATAAAGGACAAAGTGAAACACTTGAAAACATGGAAAGTATGGTTATTAAGCTTATTAACCGCTGGAATAAAAGTGACGACAAACTTGACAGAAAGTTTGATTCACTTACGAAGGAAATTAATGATTTGGACAATCAAGTTTCGGAAATAAAAGGAAGCTTGTCTAGAGTGAACGGAAAACATTAGGAGTAATTATGGCAACTAAAAAAGATTCAAGATTAAAAAGAGCAGGAGTAAGTGGCTTTAATAAGCCAAAAAGAACTCCTAGTCATCCTAAAAAATCTCATATAGTAGTAGCTAAAGTCGGTAGCAAAATAAAAACAATTCGTTTTGGTGAAAAAGGAGCTAAAACAGCAGGTAAGCCTAAAGCAGGTGAATCTGCAAGAATGAAGGCAAAGCGTAAATCTTTTAAAGCTCGTCACGGAAAAAACATAGCAAAAGGCAAAATGTCGGCTGCTTATTGGGCAGATAAGGTAAAGTGGTAATGGCTAAAAAAGTAAGTTGGATGTGGGGTGGTAAACGCTACTCAGGCACATTAATAAGAGAAACTAAAACGCATAAGTTTGCTAGAACACATAACGGTAAAACTAAAAAAATTAAAAAGTAATGGATAGTGTAAAAGTATCAACAGCAAGCCTATTTAACTATGGGTTATCTTTAACAGAGACAAGTACGCTACTGCAATGTATTGTAGCTGTAATGACAATTATTTATTTAGGATATAAAATAACAAATATAAGGAAACAGTAATATGGATTGGATGAATTGGGAAAACTTTGCTTACTTAATGGTAATTATACTTGGTGCTGTTGGCACTATGGTAGCCACTAAATATAGAATGGTTGTAAAAGAATTAAAAGAAGTTGCTAAAAAATATCATGAAGCATCTAAAGACGGTAAGATTACAAAAGCAGAGCAACAAGCTATTGCTAAAGAATGTATGGACGTTATGATGGCTGTAGTTAAGATGGTTTGGAGATTTTAATGCCAAAATTTGGTAAAAGGTCAAAAGAACGAATGAAAGGTATTAAGCCTGAATTAATTAATGTTCTTAATGAGCTTATAAAAATAATGGATGTTACTATAATTGAAGGATTAAGGACAGAAGAAAGACAAAAAGATCTTGTGGCACAAGGAAAATCAAAAACTAAGTACAGTAAGCACTTAGAGGGGAAAGCTGTAGATTTAGCCCCTTACCCTATTGACTGGAAAGATAGAGAAAGATTTCACTATATGGGTGGAATGGCTCGCGGGATTGGGAAGCAACTTGGTGTAAATATTCGCTGGGGAGGAGACTGGGATAGTGATGGAGAAATTAAAGACAATAGTTTCGACGACTTAGTGCACATAGAAATAAGAGGATAATGGCTAAATTATATTACAATATAAAAAGTTTTTCAAGAGGCATTAATAATGATGCAGACCCTAGAGATATACAAAAAGATGAATTTGCTTATTTAAAAAATTTCTCTATAGATTCTCAAGGTCAGTTAAAAAGTTCAGGCTCATTATTAGGGCATAACTTCTCTCCTTTAGGTGGCCAAATACTACCCTCTTCTTATTATATATCTAAGAAGGGAGGAGCTGGAGCGGTTAAGTCTACATTAAGCGGTGGCGGAGGTCATAACTTATTTTATTTTGAATCAGACCATGGTCAAACTTATAAATATTCAGTAACTCACCAAACAAGCGACGGTTCAAATGCCGACGGTGAAATTACATTTACTAACCCAAAAACTTCAGCTGCTTCCGGGTTTGAAGACCCATCTGCTCCACCTACAAACACTGAGAGTCATTAATGCCAACTCCTAACAAACAATATATGACTCTTCACGGAGGAGAGGACAACGATACATACTCATCTGGCAGGATTAGCGTTGGCGATATTATAAAGATATCAAATTCTACAAGTAACAATGGGATATTTACAGTTTCTAATATTATAGTAGGCGAAGAAACTATATCTAGCGCAGGTAAGGATATACATTATGTCTTAAGAGGAAGAGGGATTACCGGTGAAACAAACACCGATAAAGCTGTAACTATATCTATACAGCAAGATATCGGGGATAAATTAATTGCTATTGGAAACTCTAGTGAAAAAGTAAGCAACCAACTTGAAGATAGAGATGTTACATTTAACGGAGGGCTTAATAATTGGACTAATGCAGCTGGCGGGAATGCTTGGGCAACAGCCGATACTGTTACATCTGGAGCAACTGAAGGAACTTTTTTTACAGACCCTTATTTAAAGCTAGAATGCGAAGGAAGTGGAAGAAGATATATCACTCTTGATGGAGAAAAATTTGAAGATGATGGAGGGCTAAGTGGTGAGAGCATGGTTGAAGGCAGAATTTATAGACTATCAGCGTCTGTTGAAATTCCTTCATCTGATTATACTAATGGACATCTAGCCTTAGGATTGTCAGATGATTCTTATACTATAGATAACGATGCATCTATATTACTTACTTCTTCTACAGTCGCAAAAATAATAAGTTTTGATTTTGCATATGCAGGAGCCACTACCCATGCAAAAATAATAATAGATGCGGCTAACGGCTCAGAGTTTGTAGCGTACATAGATAATGTTTCACTAGTTCCTGTAGATAGTCAATCAGGGTCTATAGATATATGGTCTTTAAATAAAACAACTTCTTCATCCTCTACGAACAATGGGTGGAATACAGATGCAATATCCCCTTCTCTTTCTGGAAATAATAATAAATATATTTTTCATTTTGCAGATGAAGCTATAAGAGTTTCTAATATAAATGACCTTAATCCCTCATATATCAAATGGTATGGATATATTCAAAGAAATCAGTTTGCTTTAAAAGAAGGCTTGTCATTTAATGAGTATCAACAGCACCCAAATACTTTAAACCCTCCTGTTAATAAGGCTGGGTTAGCATTTTCTTACTTAACAAGTAATCATACTCCAACTGTTTTAGCAAATTATCACAAAGTGAACACTAATATCGTAAGAGGTGTCAAGTATCAATTAGCAGATTCAGTTAGTAAGTTAAGATTAGACGCTCCTAGTAATATATCGAGTACTCAAAACTTTCTTTTTTTTGAAAATACAAACAACGTAGATGTTAACGACCAACTAGGAGCTGGAGATGTAGTGTCTGTAGGGGCAAATGACTTAACTGTCGCTCCAAGTGAAGTAATGTTTGTAGATAGAGCTTCTCATAATTTTGGAGGCATTAAAGTATCTAGAGGATATGGAGGGACTACAGCTTCAACTATTAACGATGAGACTACTCCAGTAGTAGTTAGGGGAGTAGGTTTTAATATAGCAGTTACTGAGGATTCTAATTCTGGATTATGGCCTGAAAATAATTGGGAATTTTACGAGACTTTTATATATGATAATGCTCAAGAATCCTTACCAGTTCAAATAAGTGATGGAGCTTCTTCATTAGCTGGTGGATATTTAACTGGAGCTGGTAATTTTAAATTTAAATTTAGTATATACGCAGACATAGCTTATAGTGGTAGAATATCTGGTGGTAGAATATATATAAGAGAAAAAAACTCAAGAGAGCCTCTGACTTTATTTGCCGATATAGATATTGTCAGCGGTGTTAGAATGTCAATGCTTGATAATTATACTCAGTGGAGTTTTAATACTTCAAATTGCGATGGCTTTTATGTGCC